TGCAAATTGCAATCTTAACTAGCCCCATGACAGTAGGCGATTATCGTGAACTGTTTAGCAATACATCATTTCCCTCAAGTGGCCCAAGTGATGAATTCTTAACTGCCAACAATGCCAAGAAGGTCAATGCCTTTAAAGCACATGACAGACTAACTCAGAAGTTGGTTTCATGCTCTGCCTATGACGATGGTGAGTTTGTTTCTGTTGTTCAAGTGGCTGACATGAGTGCTGAAGAAATCCAAGCAGCCAAGGATTCTGCAATGTCTCAACTGAGAGCCACACGCAATGCTTTATTGCTTGCTTGTGATTGGACTCAGATTGCTGATTGCACCATTCCTAAGAAGACTGAGTGGGCAACATACCGCCAGACATTGCGTGATTTCCCTGCAACTGTTTCTGATGCAAGATCGACTGTTATATGGCCTCATAACCCTGATTGGGTTGAAATGCCATGAGCGATGTAAGCCATGAGCAAATCTATGAGCGTCTATTAGCTGTTGAAGCAAAGGTAGATGAGATAGATAAGAACACAAAAGACCTTGTTGAAGCTATTGATGCTGCTAAAGGTGCTGTTAAGGTTCTTAACTGGATAGCATCTATTGCACAGCCAGTTTTGTGGATTGGCGGTTTAATCATTGCTGCGGGTGCAGTTTGGCAGACATGGCTTAAAAAGTAATGGCTAATGTAAAACAACAATTAGATATTCCTGCTATACCTTCTTTGGGTACATCAGGAATTGTCTATTCTCAAAGTCTCCAGAATCAAAACAATGGACTTTTGAGGTTGTTTTTTACTAAGTTGGTTAATTCAATACAGTCTGTTATTGGGCCAAGGGGTGGTAAGTACCTGAATAACCCTTATGGTGCTTTTCAAGATGGCACAGATCAGATCGCTGCCAACACAACTACTGCTTATCCTATAACTTTTGATACAACTGATTTCGCAAATGGAGTCACTTTATCAAACAGTTCAAGACTTAATGTTACAGACTCAGGAATTTATAACATTCAGTTTTCTCTCCAATTAGTAAATACAACCAATAATTCTCAAGATATAGACATTTGGTTTAGAAAAAATGGCACAAATATAGACAAATCTAACAGTAGATATGGGTTAGCTCCAAGAAAATCCGCAGGAGATCCATTTCATACTATTTGTGCTTTAAATTTCTTTGTTGATTTAAATGCAAATGATTATGTTCAGATTGTCTGGAGAACAAGTGACGTTGGGGCATATATTGAACATTACGTTGCTAGTTCAACACCAACTAGACCATCAATTCCATCTGTAATTGCTACAATGAGCTTTGTCTCCAACCTACCTAGGGACTAGAATACAGATATGGCTTATATTCCACTACAAATTCCTCCAGGCGTATACAAAAACGGGACTGAATATCAGTCTAAAGGCCGTTGGAATAGCGCAAATTTAGTGCGTTGGTACGAAAACACTATCCGTCCAGTAGGTGGATGGAGGAAGCGTTCTACCAATCAAATGACAGGTTTAGCCCGTGGTCTGATTAACTGGCGTGATAACTCAAATAACAGACGCATCGGAATTGGTACACATTCAAAGCTTTATGCAATGAATGAAGCTGGCACTTTGTTTGACATCACACCTACAAGTTTTACTGTTGGTGACGCAGACGCAGTACTTAAAATTGGTTATGGTTATGGAACTTATGGAACAGCGGCCTATGGTGTTGCTAGACCAGATTTAGGCTCATATGTACCCGCAACAACATGGTCTATGGATACATGGGGTGAGTATTTGGTTGCCTGTTCAACTAAAGATGGTAAGTTGCTTGAGTGGCAGTTAAATACTGCTAATGATGCAGTTGCCATTACTAATGCACCAACTAGCTGTACTGGACTAATTGTTACTCAAGAACGATTCTTATTTGCGCTTGGAGCAGGTGGTAATCCTCGTAAAGTCCAATGGTGTGACCAAGAAAACAATACTGTATGGACTCCTGCCGCCACTAATCAAGCTGGAGACTTTGAGTTAACCACTATTGGTTCTTTAATGTGCGCTAAACGCATCCGTGGAGCGACTATTCTGTTTACTGATGTGGATGTACATACTGCCACTTATATTGGTCCTCCGTTCATTTATAGCTTTGAGCGAATTGGGTCTGGTTGTGGTGTTATTTCTAAGCAAGCGGTAGCTGCTACTGATAATGCTTGTATTTGGATGTCTGGATCAGGATTCTGGATATACGATGGTTTTGTAAAGCCATTAAATTCAGATGTATCAGATTACGTGTTTAGTAATATTAACACTACTCAACAATCAAAAGTCTATTGTGTTCATAACTCTACTTATGGTGAGATTTGGTGGTTTTACCCAAGTGCCGCATCTAATGAAGTAGATTCATATGTTTCTTACAACTATCGTGAGAATCATTGGGCCATTGGTACGTTAGCACGTACGTGCGGTACAGATCGTGGAATCTTTAATAACCCAATTATGGTTTCTACAGACGGGTACGTCTATGAGCATGAAATTGGTTTTGCTTATGATGGGCAAACACTATTTGCTGAGTCAGGACCAGTAGAACTAGGAAATGGAGACAGAACCATGAGCCTGACAGGATTAGTTCCTGATGAAAAGACTGCGGGTGATGTACAGGTTCGATTTAGCACCAAGTTTTATCCTAATTCAACAGAATATAACTATGGCCCATATTCGATGGCTAATCCTACTTCAGTACGCATAAATGGTAGGCAAATAGCCGCCAAGATTGAAGGCGTTAGATTAACTGATTGGCGTGTCGGGACAATTCGATTTGATGGAAAACTAGGCAGTCAGCGTTAAATATATTATGATTGAACATGATTCTCAAGATTGGCGTGAATTAAGAAATGCCAAACTGTTAGAATGGTTTGGTGGCAACCAGAGTGCTGTTGACTTTTTAGTCGCTTTATCAAGTATTGCTGAGTTATGGGATGACTTAGTAGATAAAGATAAACAGCCAAGTCGAAAAGAGATAGATGCTGTCTTTTGGAACGCTCTGGTGACGCTACCTACAAATGAGTTCTTTAATGCTAATAGGGCGTTTTTAATGCCGTTAGTCATTCAGAGTATAAATGCTTGGCAAGACTCTGTAGAACTTGAAAATGGTAATGCCAATGACAGAGCTTATGCGCTCACATTGCGTATTATTTCATTACAAATAGCACCAATGATAGTCTTATTGCTTAGAGGACAAGAAGCAATGAGAGATGTTAGTACGGAAATGTGGCGTTACTTTACGTCACATGATGATGCAATTAAATGGATACAAGGGGAATAATATGTCTCTAGGTGGCTCAAGCGAAAGTACACAGCAATTAGATCCTGCGCTACGTGATCTATTCTTGCAAAATTATCAAGGCGCACAAGGTGCTGCTGGTGGATTGCAAGCTCGTCAATTTGCAGGGTTTACGCCTGAACAAAATCAGGCTATGCAGAATATTAGCCAATTTGCTGCCCCAAATAGTGAAGGTTTCAATGCCTTAAGAGGTGCTTATGGTGCGGCAAATACTGCCGCCCAATATGCTCCACAACAAGTAGCATCTCGTGATGTCCAGGCGGCTTTAGCTCAAGCAGCTCAATTAGGCCGTGAAACAGTTCGTGATGTTAACGCAGAGCGTATTGCTGCAGAGCGTATTGCCGCAGATCGTGTTTCTGGTGCTAATGTTGCATCTGAAGCATTAAAACAAATTGCTCCTGAAGCTCGTGCAAATATTCGTGATGTTGCGGCTGGTTCCTTCTTGAACCAGAACATTCAGCAGTATATGAACCCATATACGCAAGCTGTTACTAACCAAAGTTTGGCAGACTTAGAGCGTTCACGCCAATTACAGCAACAACAAACTGCGGCTCAAGCTACTGCTGCTAAAGCATTTGGTGGATCACGACAAGGTGTTGCAGAGGCAGAGACTAATCGTGCGTTTGGAGAGAATGCAGCTCGTTTGGTTGCCCAACAGAATGCTCAAGCTTATGAGGCGGCTCAACGTGCTTCTGAGGCTGATTTGGCTCGTGCAATGCAAGCTCAACAACTTAACCAAGCTCAAGATTTGGCTACAACTCAACAGTCTTTGCAATTGGCAGGACAGTTTGGTTTGGCTAATCAACAAGCGGCATTGGAAGCAGCTCGTGCTAATCAAGCAACTGGTTTAACTGCTTCCCAAGCAAATCAAGAGGCTGCCTTAAAAGCGGCTTTATCTAATCAAGGTTATGACTTTAATGTTGGTCAGCTTAATACGCAAAATCAGCAACAGACTAACCTTGCAAACCAAGCTGCTCAAAACCAAGTTGCATTGGCTAACGCTCAGAACTTCTTGCAAGCTAACTTGGCTAATCAAGGTGCAGGATTAACTGCAAATCAGCAAAGAATAGCTGCTGCCAATCAAATGGCAAATACTGGAACTGCATTTACAAGTTCTGGTATTGCTGCAAACCAAGCATTGGCAGAACAGGGTGCATTGCGTCAAGGATTCTCTCAGGCTCAGTTGGATGCCATTCGCAATCTTCCTTTGGAACAGCAACAGATTCTCAATCAAGCATTGGGTATCAATGTTGGTGGTGGCTCTGGTACGCAGTCAAGCTCTTCATCAGGCCAAGGTTTGTTTGGTCTATTCAGATAAGGAATTTATATGTTTAATATTGGATTGTTATCTGATGCCGCATTGACGGGCTTGTCTGATGCTGAAAAAGTTGCCATGCAAAAGCAAGCCACTCAACAGTTCTTGTTGGGTAGTTTGTTAAGTGGAGATCCTGCTACTGGCTTTAAGTCTGCAATGGACATCCCTGCTACAGCTATATCAATGCAAGATATGTTGCGTAAAAGTCAACAAGCACAAGCAGATCAAGCGGCTCTTGAAGGTTTTCGTTCTAAGTACACTCCTACTAAATTCCAAGAAGCTAACCCTTCTTACATGGGTCCTGTTACGCCAGATCAATTGGCTCAACAAGAACAAATTAAAAGCGCTCAAGCAAGAGGATTGCCATTCAATATACAGAATGCTTTGCAAGATGTGCTTGCTTTACCTACTGCTTCTCAAAGTTCAATGCGTGAAACTATTTCTGCTTTGCAACCTAAAGTGCAAGGTAATTTATTGCTAAACCCAAATATGGAAATATTGCGTGGTTTGCCAACACAAGACAAAGGTATTACCTCTCAATACAACCCATTAACTGGTGGATTTTCTGCGGCTCCTGTGCAGAACTATATGCAGTCTATGATTCAGACTACTCCTCCAGAGGTATCTGCTAACACTATGCTTGTGCCAATGCAAGGTGGCGGTTTTACTCAGCAAGCAATACCAGGTGCTACTACTGCTGTTGGTGCAATTGAAAGTGCAAAGGCTAGAGCATTAGCAGAAGGTCAAGTTGAACAAGTTGTTGGTGCAGATGGAAAAACATATTTCGTTCCTAGGTCTTCTTTGCTTACTCAGCGTCCAACTGGCGCTACAACTGCTGTCGGTGGAGCTGGCGCACCTAGTGGTGCAGTAGCTAAGATTTCTCCTGCTCAAGAAGCGGTAAACCTTGCAACTTCAAATCGATACAATGAGTTTACAAAGACTGCTCTTGATGCTGCATTGACAGTTGGTGATCGCAAGACTTCTGCTGAATATTTATATAACGCTGCCGAACAACTTGATCCTAATAAACTTACAGAGTTTTTTGCTACAGGTGCATCTTATATGAGGGCTATCCCAGGTGTTGGCGATAAATTTGACTCACTAGTAGGCAATGTTAACTTGCTAAACAAAACACGTTCTGAAGGTGTTTTGAAAGGTTTGAGCAACATTAAAGGCAATGCTAATGCGTTTGAAGGCGGTATTGTTGACAAGGCTACTACTGGTGTAACTGATCCTAAGTTTGTTACCAAGTATGTGTCTGCTCTTGAGATTGCCGCAGCAGACAAAGATGATGCTCGTCAGAGGTTTATTGATTCTTATACTGGAGATCCTAAAGCTGTTTACACAGCATGGGCCAATTCTCCTGATAACCCACGCTTGTATAACCATCCAAAAGTCAATCAGTTCCTTAATGAGCAAATTGCTGCTAATCCTAGCGCACCAGTTTTACCAGCAGGATTCCAACTTGTTCAAGGCAAGTCTGGAAGATATGGCGTTAAAAAGCCAGATGGTAACGTAATGTTTATTGGTCAATAACATGGCGACTAAAGACGAAATCTTTGCTTTTGCCGCTCAAGAGGCAGAACGCCAAGGTGTTCCTCTTTCTTTAGTCCAAGGCGTTGTCGAGGCTGAGTCTGGTGGGGCTTTTAATGCTATAGGACCTAAAACAAGGTTTAATGATCGTGCTTATGGACCTATGCAGTTAATGGGTGCTACAGCTAAAGATCTTGGTGTTAACAGAATGGATTGGAAAGATAACATCCGAGGTGGTGTTAAATATCTAGGCCAGTTGTCAGAACGATTTCAAGATCCTACTTTAGTGGCGGCTGCTTATAATGCTGGCCCAGGTAATGTTGAAAAGTATGGTGGAGTTCCTCCATTTAAAGAAACACAAAACTACGTCAAGAAGGTGGTTGGTATGGCTCAAAAAGATGATGAAGAATGGACACCAGTTACTGGTATTTCTCAACAACAAGCTCCAACTGAAGAGTTTAAGCCAGTAACGGGTATTAATGTACCTACACAACAAGTCCAACAAAGACAAGTTGCTCCTACTTCTGCCGATTTCATGCAGAGTATTAGACAACAAGCATTTCAGCCTAAGACTCAGTTTCAACAAGATGTTGCCGCAAGCTTTAACCCATTAGATGTTTTGCGTGGCAAGACTACTAGTGGTCAGTTAATTACTGGTACCGCTAATTTAATGTCTAAAGGCATTAAAGGTGGTTTAAGTGCGCTTGGGTTATCTGATGAATACCTTGGAATTGATCGCACTAAAGAACAACCTGTTGCTCCACCAACTCCATCTATTAGCGACATTCTAAAAGGCACTTATAGGGTGGCTACAGAGCGCCCAGGACTGCTTGTTGGTGGTCTTGGCACTAGCGTATTTGATCCTACAAATTTAGTATTGCCTGGCGCTTTACAAAAATCCATTGTTGCAGGAACACCTACTGCTCTTACACAAATGGCTCCAAGAACTGCTGCTTTGGCTCAGAATGTTTTAACTGGAGGAACTACTGCTGGTATTACTTCTGCCGCCCAACAAGCCGCAGATACTGGCACTATCAATCCTTTGCAATTGGCAAATGAAGTTACTGCTGGCGCATTAATGACATTGCCAACCGCTACTGTTAGTGGCTTGACTGCCCCCAAAAGGCCAGCCAATTTAACTCAAGCTCAATTGGTTGCTGAACGTGCTATTGCTGAAGGAGCTACATTGCCTCCAACACAAGTTAATCCATCAATGTTGAATCGATTGCTTGAAGGGTTCTCTGGCAAACAACAAACTGGTCAAGTTGCGTCTATTAAGAATCAAGAATTAGGAAATGTACAAACTCGTAAATTTTTAAATCTTGCGCCTGATGCGCCAGTTGACTTAAATGCTCTACAAAATTTTAGGGCTGAAAAAGGTTTAGCATATGAAGCTTTAAAAGCTAACCCAACATACTATGCAGATAGACCATTTATTACTGATATAAATAAAAGAACGACTGAATTACAAAAATTAGCCAATACAACAGATGTAACAGCAGAACTCAGAGTTTTAAATGGTTTAAAACAAATGAATTTTGATGGTACTGGTATTGTTGAACAAATGAAACGTCTAAGATACGATGGCGAATCTAATGTTATGTCTGCTGACCCAGCAAACAGAAGTCTTGGTCAAGCTCAAAAGTTTGCTGCTAAACAACTTGAAGAATTAGCGGCTAGAAATCTTAAAAACTTTGGTCAAAATGATGTTTTTGATAACTTTAAAGAAGCTCAAAAAGCTATTGGTAAAAGCTACACAATTGAAAAATCTTTAAATCTTGTAACTGGTGATGTTTCACTTGCAAAACTTGGACAACGTGCAGCAGCAGGAAAGATTGTTCCAAGCGAATTAGAGACATTAGCAAATGCCGCTGCCGCATATCCAACTGCATTCCAAAATGTAGCTCGGATTGGTAGTGTTCCTGGGATCAGTCCATTGGATGTAGGAGCCGCAGGTGTTGCCGCTGCTTCAGCAAGTAATCCTAGTCTGCTTGCTACTGTATTAGGTAGACCAGCGGTAAGAGCAGGTATTACTAGTCCAGTATTCCAACGCAATATGTTGCCTAGTTCACAAGCACAAGCACCAGGACTATTAAACAGAATCACATCTGATCCCATGACTAATTATGGATTAGGTCAGATACCTCAGTTTGACGCTGATCGCTTCTTGCTTCCTAGATAACATGAAAGACTGGCTGCTTGCATTTATTGCCGCAGTCTGTTTTTCTGTTTTTGTCGTTTTCTGTAGTTACATCATAATTTGGGCGTACCCGTGAAATGGCTAGTAGCACTTGTTTTAACTCTAGCGCTTCAATCTACAGGGAAAGACCTATGTAGTGTGCGTGAGTTTTATGGGATAGCTTACACAATTCACAATCCATCAGAGCGTCACCAACAAATGACAATGTGGCTTACAAATCATCAGTACTTATGCAAAAGTACCGACATGATTGTAATTTGGAATAATTTATCTGAATGGGCGGGTACTGCTGATAGTGCAGAGTTAAGACATAAAGTTATTATTGCTTATAAGAACGCACTTGAGAGGGAGAAAAAATGATCGACAAGATACGTTGGTTTCCCATTGTTGATGCTACTGGTTATCCTCAGAAAACAGATGGAACTCAAAGAAGAATAGAGAAGCACCAAGAAGAATACAGAGCCATTGTCAAGTCTGCCAAAGCAGAGGAAAAGTTAGATGATTTGCTATTTGAGTTGTACTGTAAGAAAGCAGAGCAACAAAAGATAAGGCTTGAGATATTTACTAACCGCAAACTGGATTTTTATGTATGACCAAGAAACCAATAGTTCGTGCGAAGAAACCAGAGATAGAAGTGAAGGAAAAGCTGACTCTTTACGTCACATTGATGGTAAGCACCACCCTGTGTCTCTCTGTTTTGGCTATGGTAATCGCCTTTATGCTTGGCCTTTGGGCCAAAGAAGTGGACAACGCAGAAATATTCAAGATGATTTCACCCGCTTTTTCTACTCTTATCGGAGGCATGATTGGCTTCCTGAGTGGTATCAAGCTAATGCAAAAT